ATCTCCTACAAACCGCGGCGGGTCCTGACCGCGACCGGGGTTGAACGGTCGTCATATGCCCGGGTCACGGTCGCAGTTGAGGCCGGGGACGAGGACCTCGTCGTCCTCCCCGATGGCGTGGAGCGAGTCCCGCTCCAGATCTCCCGAGTCTACGACGGCTCCGGGCAGTTCCACCATTCCAGTATCGACGTATGAGCAAACGAAAGGAGAATTAAGTCACAATGGTAAACAGAGCAGCAGGAGAAATCTATAAGACCTCCTCGATCCTCGCGCAGACGTTCGGGGAGACGGTCGCAACCGCGTTCGGTCTGGTCTTCTACCAGAAATCCGACGGCAAACTCTATCGGGCGCTGGCAAACGCGGCGGCAACCGTCGCCGGCAAACTCTTCGTCTGTCTGGACGCCGCTACCGTCAAAGACCGGCCAGGCAACGTCCTTGCCCAGGGGCTCGTCGAGAAGACCGGTTGGTCGTGGGCCGTGGGCGGGCTCGTCTACGTCTCCCCAACCTCGCCCGGCGGGCTGACACAGACCGTGCCGACCGGCACGCAGAAGGTCCGGCCCGTCGGATTCGCAACGAAATCCGACCAGATCGACTTCCGACCCATGTGGGGCACGGGGGCCACCTACTCGATCAACTTTGCAGATATCCCGGCCAATCCTGGCGACATCCTCGTCCGGAGTCTGACCGGGTGGGGTGCAGAATCAAACGTTCCGGCGCACCCGGTCGTCCCGAGCATGCGGAACCGTATCCTCCGGATCAAGGACGCCGCGGACAACGATCTGGAGATCCACCAGGTCTGGGTCCCGAAGTTCGAGTCCGCCGGATTCACGCAGGAGAATCTCAACGGGATCTCCTGCGGCGGGTTCTGGATGGACAAGTATCAGGCGTGCATGCACGACGCCTCGAACGTCTCCCGAGGTAGCGTCAGTGTAAACAGTCCTGGACTGAACGGCGCTGCAAGCATGCCGGGCGTTGTCGTGTGGACGGACATCAACTGGTCCAATGCCATGAAGGCGATCGAGAACCGAGAAGGGGTCGCGAACAAGGCAACAGGCACCTGCACGGCGTCTGGGACCAGCCCGACGAAGTTCTATGCGGAGGCCGCCACGCACCTGCTCGGGCGCCGAGTCCGGGTCACGCAGGACGGGGTAACGTATATCCGGCGTGTGGTGCGGACCGGCGGCGACGCCGACGCCAACGCAAACGCCGCGAAACTCCTCGAACTCTATCCGGCGCTCCCGGCGCCGATCACGGGCAACGACACCTACGAGATCGTCCGCCATTTCCTACCCGGGGGATATGAGTGGTTCAGCGTCGCCGCGTGGGCGATGAAGTATCCGTATCAGTACGGTCTAGGATACCCGAAGGGGAACAACGACTGGGGCAAGGATCACGGCGACGCCCGTGCGGTGGTCAACGAGGGTATCCCCGACCTGGTGAAACCCGGATACAGCGGCAACGCGATTGCCCGATGCCTCACGGGGACTGGGCCGGCATCATGGAGTCTGAACGGCAAGGAGGATGGGATCTACGATCTGAACGGCAACGTCTGGGAATGGACCGATCTCCTGATCGGGACCGCCGCGGATCACACGATCGACGCAGAGTATCCGGGTGCGGGGCATATCCTTCCGACGTCGAACGGGTACGTCGCATCGTTGTATGCGCCGACCCCGGACGGAGGAAACTCGCTCGCCGCAGAGGTCTTTGCGCCGGCAACAGTAGGGTCCTCGAACCCAGAGTTCGGCGGCGATCACTACTGGCAGGCAACGGGTCAGCGTGCGGCGCCCCGTGGCGCGAATTGGGGCAGCGCCGCGAGCGCGGGGCTGCTCTACCTGAACCTGAACGATGATCCGGGTACGACGAACAGCAGCAGGGGCTTCCGCGGAGTCTGTTGATCTGGAGATCTGGCATGGTGCGCCGACACGAGAATCTGAAAATCTGGCAGAAATCATACGATCTAGCCAGGGATCTGATGGAGATCACCGTGCGGTTCCCGCGCCCACAGCAGTTCAACGGAATTGGGAGTGAGGTCCGGAGAACCGCGCTCGATCTACTGGAGACGGTCATGCTAGCAAACGACACGAAGAAGATCGCAGTCCACAAGGATATCGATCACACGATCGATCGCCTCCAGGTTCTCGTTCGGATGTCCCGAGATCTCGGATACACCAGTACCGGGCAGTATGGGGCGATCTCAGAGCAGATCGTTGAGATTGGGAGAATGAACGGTGGGTGGATGAAGAAGGCCGGTTAGGCCTTCCGACACTCCGGGGCCGGGTGAGGAAGCCGTTTTTGTGAAAACGTGCGGCGATCCGTGGCGGGAATTGGAACAACGCCGCGAACGCGGGGCTGTTCTACCTGAACCTGAACAATGATCCGGGTACGACGAACAACAACAGGGGCTTCCGCGGAATACCGTCCAGGGATGGTATACGTAACTACGGTTGCGTTTAAACTATCAGATCGACAGTACATCACCCGGGGTAAACCCCGGCGCTCGCTGAGCGGAATACAAAACAGGCTCCGGGGAGGTAGTAGGGCGACGACCCGACCCCTCCCCGTCCACAACACTCCCATGAAGACGTATACGGGCCTATATCCTCAGATTTGTACGTTCCCGGCTCTCCATCGAGCATTTTTGCTCTGCAAGAAGGGGAAACGAGATAAAGACTATGTCACCGAATTCGAGCGCAACCTCGAACAGAACCTGATCTCGCTCCGTGAAGAGTTGACCTCCGAGCGATGGCAACCGGGCAAGTACTCTAGATTCTTCGTCGAGGACCCAAAACGCCGGTTGATCAACGCACCGCCGTTCCGGGACCGGGTTGTCCACCACGCAGTGTCGACACTCTTAATCCGGATCTGGGATCCGACGTTCCCGTTTGGTTCGTTCGCCTGCCGGGCCGGGAAAGGAACGCACGCAGCGGCCGATAGGATGCAACAGTTCATGCGCAGGTATCCGACTGGATCGGGGTACGTCCTGCAATTGGATGTGAAATCCTATTTTGCGAGCATTGACCACGAGATCCTGATCGGGTTGGTCGCAAAACGGATCCGCGACCGCCGATTCATGCGCCTGATCCGGCAGATCGTCGAGAGTTATGAGGATTCGCCCGGAGTGGGCATCCCGCTTGGCAACCTGACATCACAGGTGTTTGCGAACATCTACTTACACGAGCTCGATATGTTCGCAAAACACGACCTCCGGATCAAGCACTATATCCGGTACATGGACGATGTCGCCTTGGTCCACGAAGACAAGCGACAACTCTGGGAATGGCGTGACGAGATTGAGGCGTTCCTGTCTGATCGGCTCCGGCTTCGGCTGCATCGGAAGAAGCAGGTGCTGGCTCCGGTCGACTGCGGCGTCAAGTACCTCGGATACTGGATCTACCGGGACCACATCCGAGTCCTAGCACGGAACGTCCGGAGGGTCTACCGGAGACTCCGGCAGATGGAGGCCGGGACGTTCAAGGGAGATGCTCGGGCGTCGATATCGTCGTGGGTCGGCTACGCGAAGCACGCCGACGCCTACGGGCTGAACTGCCAGATCGCCGAACGACATCCGTTCCTACGGGTAGCGTTCGAACCAATTGAGGCGAGATAATGACTAGAAAACAGATTATGCGAGTCCACACGGCCAGCGGCGTTGAGGAGATTGACGCCGACCGGCTACTGGTTGAGAACGACGAATACATCCTCCTCCGGGGAGATGACGAGGTCCGGCGGATCCCGATCGAGGATGTCGCCACGGGGACCGATCCTGAAACCGGAGAGGAGATCGGCGGCATCACGACGATCTTCTCGAAGAGTTGAGGATATGGCGAAGAAACCGAGCGTAAAGACGACATATGTCGACGGCGATCAGACCCTGATCGCAAACCTCCGGGTATACGAGAAGAACCTGACCGCCGCGGTCGCTGACGGCATGCGAAAGTTTGGGGGCCGGGTAGAGTCCGAATCGACCCGTCGGTGTCCAGTGGAGACCGGAGAACTCCGGTCCCGGATATTCAGCGAGGGGCCGCTCAAGGACGGCGACGAGTATGTGCAGGTGGTCGGCTACGAGAAGTTCGGTGCGGCCTGGGAGCAAGGTAGGGCCTATGCCCTCCAGGTCCATGAACGGACCCACGTCGCACACAAGGTCGGCGAGGCGAAATTCCTGGAGAACGCCGTGAACGCGCTCTCAGGCGAGTATGCGAAGTATCTCCAGAAGCTCCTCGGGCAGGTGAAGATATGAGTGTCGGTGACGACCTCTGCCAGCACCTCGCCTCGCTCTCGGTTGGCACGCTCGGCGCCAATCTCTTCCTCGGCGTCATGCCCGACAAGGCGACCGCGATCACCGTCGTCGAGACCGGCGGACCGGCCCCGTATCATGACTATGGGCCGGAAGAGATCCTCGACCGCCCGTCGGTGCAGGTCCTCGTGCGGAACGCCAAGTATCGCGACGCCCGCACAAAGGCCGACGAGATCCGGGACCTACTCGACGGGATTGCCAACTGGCCGATCAACGGCACCCGCTACCTCTCGATCACGGCCATGAACGATCCGGTCTACCTCGGGAAGACGGCGACGAGCCAAGGCGAGACGCACGAGTTCTCACTGAACTTCGCCACGGTCCGGGAACGGGCGGCGAAGACCGCCGGGCTCTGTGGCGCATACTTTGGCATGCAGGAGTGGTATACCCCATGATTGGCAAAGGATCGATCCTCTATGACGTGACCGCCGGCGAGACGATCGCCCCGGTCTCCGCGATCGGCCGGCTCGACCTCGAACGCAGCGAGATCGAGACCACGACACACGGACCGAAACGCCGGAAGACGCACGCAGTCGGACTGAAACGCGACGCCCCGATCACGATCCGGCTGAACTACCGGCCGAACGACGAGCCGGCGGTCCGCCTCCTCGAACGGTATGAGGCGGGCGCGTCTGCCGAATACGTCCTGATCTTCGAGGACCATTCGGCATACACGTTCGAGGCGTTTGTCTCCGCCCTCGGGCAGGAGACGCCGCGAGACGACCTGATCCAACGATCGTTCCGGTTCCTGCCGACCGGCATCACTGAACCGCAACTATCCGCCATCGCCTACTGTGGCGACTACTTCGGGGCGCCAACCTGGCTCCCGATCGGCGACGAATTCCCGGAGATACCGGCCGGGTCATGTCCGGTATCGTTTGACTCCAGCAAGTGGTATACATGACGACCTATTTAGGCAAAACGACGATGATCGAGGCCGGGACTACGCCGACAGAGATCACCGGCGTCGACAGTATCGGGGATATCGGCATCACGGCCGACGAGATCGAGGACACCGTTTACGAGACGGAGAAGTGGAAGACGTTTGTGCAGGGGCTCAAAGACGCTGGTACGTTCGATCTGACCTTGAACTACGATTCGACCAACGTGCAGCACAAAGGGTTGGTAGCCGCGTTCAACGGCGGGACGTCGGACCCCTACAGGATCACGTTCCCGGACAGTTCCTATCTCACGTTCTCCGCGTTCGTGAGCGGCATTGGGCTTACGACGCCGAAGGATGAGAAAGTGCAGAGAACCTTCACCCTCCGGATCGACGGCAAGACCGCGCCCATATTCAGTGAGGCTTGAACATGACCGACATTGGTAAAACAACGACAATTGCAGACCCGACCGGCACCATCGGCGCCGTGGATGCCATCGGCGACATCGGCATCACCGCCGACGAGATCGAGGACACCGTTTACGGCACTGGCGGCTGGAAGACGTTTGTGCAGGGGCTCAAAGACGGCGGAACGTTCGATCTGACCCTGAACTACGATAAGGCCGATACCGGCCACGTCCGGCTGACGAAGGCGTATGGGAGCGGCACGTCAACCCTCTACACCGTCACGTTCCCGGACACGTCGACGTTCCAGTTCACCGCATTCGTCTCCGGGGTCGGGATCGCAGTCCCGAAGGATGAGAAAGTGCAGAGAACCTTCACGCTCCGGATCGACGGCAAGACCGCGCCCGTATTCAGTGAGGCGGCCGCGGTATGATCCCTGACGTAACGAGAGAGATCGGAGGGGTGATCTACTCCCTCCGGTTCTCCGCCAGGACCACGATCGCGATCGAACAGGAGTTCAACTGCAAGATCACCGACCTGCCGAAAGTTATTGGCAGTGAGCCGAACGTTACCTCAACCGCACGGCTGGTGAAGCTCTGCATGCGGCGGGACGACAAGATGATCACCGAC